GTTACACAGTGTGACCACATTTTGCCTACGGCTAGACTGTTTCGCAGCTAGCTCCCGCTGTGAGCAATCTCTCAAGCTCAACTGTTCTCTTTTCTAGCGCCTTTCTTATAGATTCATAGTTCGGGTCAGAGTCCCGCCTACGCTTTGCGTGATCCCTCGACAAAAGAGATTCTATTTTAGGCGTCATATAGTCGTAATTTAAGGCGATTTGAAACTCATATTCATGTTCATTTGCGCTCAATAACCGTTTTTCCTTGGTATCCATGACCATAAATTGGATACGATTATTTGTTATCAAATCGGAGAACTTCCCGTCAAAGGAGACAAAGAACGGTATATAAAATTGGTTGTTGCCTGGTTTCGTGGCCATTGTCTCCAAGCATCGAAAGTGGTTTAAGTCCCACGCCATGCCTGAAAGTTTTTTAGCTAGGTCTTTGCTGCGACCTACAATAGGCCCAAAAAAATTGATTTTATGAGGCTTACTTACAAACATATGGGCAAATTGCAGTTCATATTTAGGAAACTTACCAAGCTGCTCTAAACAAAACTGTATTAGGTTAATCATTACCTCTTTAGGTGCATTGGGATTGCTAATCCACAGTACAGCCAATTCAGTTAAGAAGGCTTTTGTGAACAAAGCCCTATTTTCTTGGTTTTCGACTGCTTCAGAGTTAGCGTACAAATTCAAATCGTCTTCGACTTCGGACTCAATTGTTTTCTCCGAGCATTTGAACTTTAGGTGATAGTTATTTTCTTCAAAGGCGCTCCAGTCAATATAATCCAGTTTTTTGAAGGATTTTATTGAGTTAAAAATTCTGTCAATCTGAGCTCCAGATTTGAAGAATCGCATATTCTCAAATATGAACGGCGTTATATCAGTATTCATATTGAACGCTTTCTTATATTTTAAAAGCTGGATAACTCTGTCTGTGTCAGCTTTCCCCAAGTTTTTACCTTGGACGACGGCTTTTACTTTGTCTGCCACGTTGGAGTCGAAGGAAAAAGACCAGTCAATACCGACAAATGTCTTTGTTGTCCCAAATACATATTGCTGTAGCGCTTGTTCAGGTGAGATAAAAAAGTAGTTTGGCCCCTTAAACAAAGACATGAGCCAAGGCGCTTCTTTTTCAAGTTGAGGGATAGGTACTGGGAGTTCAATGCTGCCCGGCTGGTCAGATGAGAAAATAATGCGAAGCGCCAATGCTGACTCTGGGTTGTTCTCCGATATTTTATCCAGCGAGTCAAAGTCATTGTTCAGTATGCACGAATATACTGTGTTTATGAGAGATTTATCTTGCTTCATAGGTATCCTTGGTGGTCTTGATCTATAGGATTAAACTTTACTGCCTCAAGTAAATGATCCGGTGCCAAATGCGCGTATCTCATGGTCATAGTGATCGAGCTGTGGCCCAATATCCTTTGTAACGTAAGTATGTTTCCGCCATTAATCATGAACCAACTCGCAAAGGTGTGCCGCAGGATATGCGTGGCTTGCCCTTTTGGAACCTCAAAGCTACACATTCTTAGTGTTCGCCTGAAAGTCTCTTCCGAGTTCGAGAAAAGTTGCCCCTTGCCATGAGCCTGAATCTCTTTTTGTAGGTCGGTACTGATGGGTACAGTTCTGTTCTTGCCACTCTTAGTGTCAGTGAATGCAATTTTCCCGTTTCTTACATTTCTACTGTTTAGGTTTTGTGCTTCACCCCAGCGACACCCTGTAGACAAGCAAATTTTTGTAATCAAGCTAACGTGAGGGTTGATACACACTTCTTCAAGGGTGTCGAACATTTCTCGAATTTGGCTTTTATCAAGATAGCTTAACTCCCGCTCTTTAATCTTGATTGGCCGAACTTTCTGTATTGGATTTTCATACTCGATTATTTCGTTACGGTGTAATTCGTTGTACACCGCATTGAGATAACCAAGCAGATTGTTAACCGCTTTTGGGCTAATACCGTCGCTTATTCTAGATTCCCGATATAAAAGAAAAATTTCTGGAGTGAGCTTACGCGCAACTGGGTCGCCCATTGCTTCAGTTGCGTAGTTCAGCAAATTTAATCGCCGCTTAGAATAGTTAAGGTGTTGCCCGTGAACTCGATACCAGGTAGCTATTAGCTCAGATAGTTTCCTGTTATCTGACGGTGATGTATTCCAGTCTTTGTTTTCAAATGTTTTGTTCAGAACAAACTTTTCAAAACGCGACGCCTCAAGTTTTGTATCAAAGCGTTTGCGAACTCGTTTGCCTCCTCTACCGTTTGGGTAGATATCGACAAGCCATTTGTCGTTATCTTTTCTGACAGCCATAGATCAATGTCTTACTTTCCCAATAGTGCTTTATCAACACCGTTGTCCGGGTTTTGAGCTGCAAACGGTTGAATTACATTTGACTTTGATCCTGGTATTAAAAAATCTGTGAGCATACGACTCAGCATTATAGTGATGCGGTGGTTTTCTCCGTATTGATTTGTAAGAGCTGAGAGGTCTGTTATCGATTTTTCGTAAAAATGCTGGTCAATAAGATTGTGAACTTCTGAGAGGTCTGATTTGCTCAAAGTTTTGCTGAGAGCCTTAAAGTCTTCGGACATGATAGTGTGGGCATACTCGCTAGCCATTTCTTTTCGGTGAGACGGCATAGGTGAACTACCTGCTATACCATTCTCATCCACAAGTGACTCTGAGCTGGATAGATATTGCTCAATCATCAGTGCGTAATTGTATTCTGCCTTTGTCTCGGCATATTTGTTTGCCAACTCCGAAAAGTATTCCACCGCTTTAGCACCTACTGGTATCAGCCCTGACTCATCACTGCCTGTAGCTAACCAGTATGCGTAGTCTTTGAATTTGTCGCATAGGAACTCGATATGATCTGAGTTCATGCGTTGCCGACCATTAAAAGCCTTGCTCCATACCTGCTGAGATATACCGCTCATGGCTTCCAGCTCCTTTTGGGAGACCTTTAGTTCGTCCATTAGAAGTTTTGCTCTGGCTTCAATACTCATCGCGAATCTCTCTACGTGAAATAGTGGAATATAGTGCAACTATAATCCTATTTGGATTTTTATCAAGAAAAAAAGTTGTATTTTCGAGGTTTTGGATATAAATTTAGTCAAAAATAGATTTTATTTAATCCATAAAGTTGTTTTCTGGAGAGAAAATGAACGAATTACAGGCAATGCAGGTTATGGCTGGCCCAGTAGTAACTAAGCGTATGTTTTCTGAGATGTCTGGTTTAACAGAAGAAACCATCCGAGGAATGATCGAGCGCGGCCATTTACCAACGGTGAAAGTCGGTAAACACAGAATGATCAATGTGGCTTTGCTTACAAAGGAAAGCTTAGATAGAGAGTATGAAGAGTAAAGATTAGCCATACCAGCGCCAACTGGTATGGCTAGGCGGGGTGCGCCAACACCCCTTGTTTGTCCCAAGCATCGCTAAATACAGGAGACTCGCCTATGGTAGCGCACGCCACCAAGGCTGGCCAGTTCGTTGATTTCGACGGCCACGTACATTCAAACAGCACGTTAAACCAGTTTGGTACTCGTGATTGTGTGCCATTTAGGAAGCGCATCATCGAGCGTTGCGGAATGCTAGCGGGGGCTGTTCGTGCTGAGTATCTCCACCTTGCTCAATCAAAGTCGCATGTTGCTGCCAATCTGCGATTACTTGAGCTGCAATCACATTTAGCAGTTAACGACCTCTGGCTACTAACCAGTCTTGATGAACTCATTGAGTTTGCCGATGGTAAAGCCGATCTTTGCCAGTCAATTTCTAAAAAGTATCAATGTGAACGTGAGTGTTACAACGAGCTTTCAAATATTGCTGAGTCATATGACATTACTCCCCCTCCTGTCGAAAGAGGGGCAACCTTCAAGTCATGTACAAACCGACTTTGCTGCCCAGGTTGGTGGCGTCGGAAATTAAAGAAGCTGCAAAACGAGCGAGTTGAAATTGTAGCGAGAGACTTAAGGCAGGTTAATGCGAAATTCTCCCCCTATTGTTCTCCTATAACGCTTTCAACTCGGATAGCACAGAAGCAGGTCAGTAGACATTATTTAGAAAGTAAAACCGCTGTTAATGAGTTAAACGAGGAATACACATTAGCGCAACTTTCAGATAAATCTATTTCTAATCCGGCAATTCGTCGTTTTGAATTATTAGCGCGATGCAAAGGTTTCGAACTAATTGCTAAGGCGCATGACCATGAAGCCGTTTTTATTACTTTAACTACACCTTCGCGCTTTCATCGGATGACGAAGCTAACTCGTCACGGGAAGATTATTAAGGTAATACCAAATAAAAAATATGAGAATCTAAGCCCACGAGACGCGCAAAAATATCTTTCAAGTGTATGGGCAAAGATTCAGGCCAAATTGACTCGTATTTCTATAAAACCCTACGGCTTTCGTATCGCAGAGCCACATCATGACGGCACGCCTCACTGGCATTTCATGCTGTTTTCCTCGAAAGAAAATCTACAAACAGTAGAAGAAATATTTCGCTATTACGCCCTGCAAGATTCTCCGAATGAAAACGGAGCTAAAAAGCGAAGGTTAAAAGTTGAAGCAATAAAGAGCGGAATTAACCCTTCCACAGGAAAAGAATACTCAGCTACCGGCTATCTAATCAAATACATCTGCAAAAACATTGACGGCCACGGTGTAGACAACACGAATGAGAGTAACAAACAAGACTGGGCTGGCCGAAGTGCAATAGATATTGCCCAAAATATTGAAGCGTGGGCGAGGACTCATCGAATTAGACAATTCCAGCAAATTGGAGGTGCCAGCGTGACAGTGTGGCGAGAACTAAGGCGTTTGTCAGAGCAAGAGGGTGAATTAGAAAAATTGCGTAAGGCTGCACAAGATAATGATTGGGCGGCTTTTACTGAAGCGATGGGAGGCCCAGCGGTCTCCAGAAACGAGCAATTAATACGACCTGTCTACGGCGCGAGTGAAAAGTTAGATCGAGATACCGGCGAGCTTAAAAAGCAACTCCTTACTAAATACGGTGATTCAGCATCTGAGCGCGTTATCGGAATATTAATTGGTGGAATGACTGTGATCAGTCGAATTCATTATTGGGAAATTAAAGATACGCCAAACCTAAAGTCGGCACAGCAGAAAATAATGACCGGCATTGTTGAAGTGCTTGATGAGATCAACTTTCAGAACTCAATTCATATTAATTCAGCAGCTATTAGCGATCCGCGTCAGCGGGTCGCCTTGGATTCATTTCAATAACTCTACGGTAAGTAAGCATGGTTATTAGAAACACAAAACTTTTAGACCCGGACAAAGCAAAAGTCATCAATCCTTTTTTCCAAAGTGATGAACTTACGCCTAGCTATGTTGCGCCTCGAAGTATGGTTTCCGTAGAGGTTGAAAGCCGAGAGATGGAAATAGCAATTATCAAAGCATACGACTACGGAATTGATTGTTTGACAGATGAAGGTAAGAGACAAATTCAACGTTTTCTCGATGACGCTCTATTGAGAATTAAAGGCAAGCTCTAACAACAAACCCCAGAGGAAAAACCAATGTTAAAAATCAGCATCATTGATGGCCATCATCAACCGCAATCACGCAACACCAAAAATGGTGTTCGCTACTTTCAGGAAGCTTACGCCCATATGGGTGGAGCCTTCCCACAACAAATTGAAATACCTCTTAAAAATCCAGCTGACGCCAAGCCGGTAGGCGATTACACAATCGACCTATCTACTTTCCAAGTTGGCCGATTTAAAAACTTGGAGCTGAACCCTTTTGAGCTTCGATTGATCCCGGTTCAAAAAACATTATCCAAAGCTAGCTAATGCCTTCGGTAATTGTTTGTGATGGAGTGATTAGCGAACTTGCTGATGGCTCCACTTCGTGTTCAACGGGATGGTCTACGCAAGTAGCCACCGTTCCGTTTGACCTTAGCCAGATCGACCCAGCGGTCGCGACGGCTATGTTTGGTGCAGGGTTCGCCCTGTTTATTACACCTTGGGCAACTGCCTGGGGATTTTCTCAACTTCTTAAACTTTTGAGGTGATTGATATGGATGCAGCAACAGTAGCTGTTGTCACTGGAGCCGTAGACTACGCAACGATCATTACTGGAATTGGAGCAATCGCAGCCGCGGTTGTTGTGGTTTTAGTGTCGGTCAAAGGAGCAAAAATGTTGCTCGGCATGGTTCGTGGTGGTTAAAAGCTCGCGGGGCTTCGGCCCCGTTTTTAGGTGAATAATATGCTCGACTTATATTACTGGACATTTTTTATTTGCGGCTTTGCAACTTCCGCAATGTGCTTTCGATTATTTTGATTGAGGTTGGTCATGAGAAAATATTTTTTCATTTTGGTGTTTGCACTGTGTTCACCTTACGTATTTTCTCAGTGCGAAGATTTTACTAGTACCTTGGAAACTCCTACAGATTCACTGCCAAATATCAGTCAGTTTTTGGCGGGATATAGCGATGGTTTCCATCAATTTGATGGTGACCCTAATCCATCCAGCGGCCTAATCTTATCTTATTGGCATGCCGAAAAAGTAACGTTTCCAGATATCCCATCGTATCGATCAGTCTCTGATGGTTCGACTGTTGGTTATTCGTTAAATGGTTGTCAAGCGTTAGATTCTGACGGCACTGGCGTCCATTGCATGTATTTAGAGTACTTTTCTAAAACATGTCCTATTGGTTACGAGATGGGATTCTCATCAGGTGTCTGTGAACTCGTTGACCTTCAAGCTTGTTTAGATGCCGTACCGCAAATATGTGATGATGGTTTACCGCCAGATTTGGCTGGGTATTACGGCTGTGATAGATCCGAATTAAGGGCGTGCTCAAATGGCTCATATGTTCGTGCTGATACAGGTATTTGTCCTGTACCTTGCACTGACTATCTGTCTTGTTATCACCACGCTTTAGACAACTCTAGTTGTGCTGGAGCACAGTACTTTGAGTTTGAATATATAGACCCTGAGAACTGGTCAATCTCGTGCTCACTTATTGCCGATGGTAGTCCTGATCACCCAGATAACGGTGGCGACGGAGATGGCAACCCTTATAACGACCCCAACACTCCAGAAACCGGTGATGGTTCTACGCCAAATACATCCAGTATTGACCCATACACATTGGCAGGTTTAATCGGTGATGAATTGAGGCCGGGGTTCAGCGATGTCGAGCGCGCTATTCGCGATGATATTGACCAGAGTAAAACAAATACAGAGACGCTTGAATCAGCTGTTGGCGATGTAGAATCAGCAGTCAGGGATTCTATTCAAAGTGGCGAAAATAATACCAACGCGATAACGAATAGCTTGGATCTCCTGGGCTCCAAACTCGATGGTCTAAATGACTCACTTAACTCTGGCCCATGTGACCCCAATCAACCAGATTATTACTCCTGTTTAGATACTCCTACAGGTAACCTTCCTAGCCACTCACAAAGTGATGCTTCAACTATTGCCGAGGCCAACGCGAACTTTAAATCACGTATCGATAATTCGGAAATCGTGCAATCTTTTACGGGTATGGCTGACCTTATTAGCTTAGATAATGCTGAATGCCCAACGTTTTCGATTGACCTCACTACAACACTAATTAACGAAAACATTTCAACCTCTATCCATTGCGATTTAATGGAAAATGCTAGACCAATAATAAGCCCAGTTATGATTGTCATTTTTATCTGGATTGCTTTTAGAATATTCGCGAGTGCTTAAAAAATGGAAGAAACCGTAAACAGTTGCCAGTGGTACGATCCATCTTGCGCACTAGGCTGGCTCAGAGATGAGCTACAAGCTTTCGCATTATGGATATGGGAAGCCATTCTGTCTGGTGCAGCATCAGTTCTCGAAGCCCTACCGGTTCCCGATTTTATGCTTAATGTTGGGTCGTACACGATTCCAGCCGGAGTGAGTTGGGCCGCTAGCGCATTTCAGATTGATGTTGGCTTAGGAATAATTGTCTCTGCTTACATTGCTCGCTTTATCCTTCGTCGCATTCCAATTATTGGCTAGCTCATGACTATTACTGCGTATACAGGTCTACCAGGGCACGGGAAAAGTTATGGCGTTGTCGAGCATGTCATTAAGCCAGCGCTAGAAAATAAGCGCGAGATTTTTACCAATATTCCGATGAACGATGCCGAGTGCAAGAAGCGCTTCGGTTCAACAGTGACCCAATTTAAAACAGATGATATTTTAGAAAACCCGAAGTGGTGGAATGAGGTTTTCACGCCGGGTGCGGTTATCGTACTTGATGAGCTGTGGAGATTATGGCCATCAGGTTTGAATGCCAAAAATGTTCGTGATGAAGATAAGGCATTCTTGGCTGAGCATCGTCATATCGTAGGAGGGGATGGCTCGTCAACAGAGATTGTCTTCGTTACTCAAGACCTAAGCCAAATTGCTAACTTTGCGCGATCATTGGTTGAGACAACATTTCGAGTCACAAAGCTATCTAAAGTCGGCTTAGATAAACGCTTTCGAGTAGACGTCTATTTTGGCCCAGTGACGGGAGCTTCACCACCTGTCTCAAAACGTGAGCGGGAGATACAGGGAAAATTTAAACCAGAAATTTATAAGCTATACAAGAGTCACACAAAAAGTGTTACTGGAAAAGCTGGAAACGAAACTCGAATTGATAAGCGGTTTAACGCACTAGGTGGACTTTCTATAAAGCTTGGTATGATCGCAATAGTATTAGGCATTATCGGATCATATTATGGCTATAAGCATATGGTGACCTACTACGGCGGCAAACAAGAAAAGAAGGCTGAGCTTAAACGTAGTACGCCATCAGCCCCAGTCGCTACGAAGCCAGTAAAAAAAATTCTACGCTTTTTATCAAAAGCAGATTCAATCTATATCACTGGAATCTTCAAAGCTAATTTTCCAAATGGTAAGTCTAAAACTGAGTACATTTTTGAAGTTAATATGGATGAGTCCATCGTCCATCTGAATCAGAACGAACTCGCCAAACTTGGTTACGAACATAGCTTTATCAACGAATGTATGGTCACGCTAAAAGGCGCTGATTTTGAAGGGTACGCCCTTTGCAGGAAATCAACCGTTAGAAAAGGGTGGGTTGAAAACCTAGTATCTTCCAATACTGGAGATCAAGTTGACGGATGATCAAGCGTGATCCCATAAGCAACGAGCGGCGCGAGTAGCGTTGGGTCACCCTTGGTCACCGTTCAATTTCGCATGCGAAATCGGACTTCAAAACAAACAAACTAACAAACTAACTTATGGAAATAACACAATGAGTTCAGACGTGAGGAAAAAGATCGGGCAAGTTATCGATGGCTTAGAGGAGCTACGAGATAGTGCCCGCGAATCTGTAGAAGCTGCCCAGGCAGATGATGCTTTTGACCCTAGTATTGATGTCGACGATTTAATTGACTCTGTTCTTGATGTATTGAATTTACTAGATCACGAACAGAAAGAGCTTTGAACTAATTTCATTGATATAATCACGGCATGAGGTCACTCACACCAGGCAAGTAGAGCCGAAATGTCATACCTCATCCAACCTAACGTAGTGGAACGACTAATGGCGACAAATAAACGTGATAAAAGCTACAAATCGAAGATAGAAGATTTGTTAGCTCCGATCTATGTCACGAATAGCCAATATGATCGGCTTCTAGCTATTTGTGAGGCTCCACCCAAAGCTAGTTCCAAGATTAAGTTAGCGGTGGAAGAGTTAGATCGTGACGGGATGATATTAAACAATATTGACTTACGCCCCACCTAAGAGCTTCAGCCTCGTACAGACTCTCCGTGTCAAGGGGTTGGTGCGGCCCGCAGCAGCGCGAAGCGCGTTTTAAGCGAGGACTCGGCCCCTTGATCACCACTCCCATTTAATAGCCTTAGCACGAGGTTCCAGCCTGCTGGAACCTCTGCCTAGCGGCGAGCGTCATTGAACTATTGTATTTCCGAGACTAAACGGGACGTGTTCACTGGAAACAGGGACAATCGCTATGTCTTTTATTATCGGGTAAGTATATGTCGATTCTTTTGATGGGTATGGCTGGGCTGTGGCAACAATCCAAACAAAGCCTTCCATTTTTTTTCGCTCATATTCGTACTGCGTGCCCTTGATGTTAATAGCTCTCAAGGCTTTTTTTGCTAATTTTTCATTAACGAAAAATTTAATTGTCTTTTCTGGGCTGTAGTGCTTGGCATCAAAGTCTGGGTCATTCCATAGCCGAATTGTACATTTGCCTGAATCTTCAATCGTTACACTATTAAGTAACCCAAGCAACAAAACACGTGTTTTTGGACTAAATCCACCTTCAGACAATGAAAGCTCATTGAGTTGTTTTTTTTGCATCTCATCGGAAAGCCCCCCCGGCATAATAAGCACTTGATGCACAGGCGTTTTATTGTATTTTAGACTCTCGCTTAAGGACATGACTTCCTTTCTAATCTTTCGGTAATGTAGTCGGTCATCACCTTCATGACGATCTAGAAGATTCAACTCGCTCCAAATAAATTCGAAAAAGCCTTTTAGTGATGTTCGTTTATGTTGTCTTGTGGAGCTTTTCACTCCACCGGGATCACCGCTCGCGATCTCCCCTGTTTCTGCAATGGTCAAGCTGGAGGCAACGCGAATTTTTTTGGACGAATCAATTTCTAACGATACCGCTGACTCAAAATCAGTACCACCATAGCTTTCTACCGTTTCTCCGTGGCTGCCGCACCAAGTGGCATGCTGCAAGCCTGTTCCAGGGTTTCTTTTGAGGTGATAAAAACCATTTGCATGCAAATAAACCTGCATTTTTGGCTTATTCGGAGAACATAAGCAATAAGGTCGATTTTCGTCGCTTGGTTTATGGTGCTTTTTGAATATAGACTGGGCTAAGTCCTTGTCACCTGATAAACGTGTACGTGAATATTCCCCGGAGAGGGGGAAATATATCGCATTTTTTTTGTCCTCTGCCAA